GTCATTTGACTCGCTACCTTTTGAAATATTCAACTTTAAAAACGTCTTACATCTAATCATATCTACCCTTTAACATCTTCCTCCATAACCAGGAAACTATTCTACGATGAACCCAGATAGGACCTTCACCCTGTTTTGAATCTTAATTTGATCCATCTCAACATCTGAGACTATTCTTCCTGTAGCTTGATTGGTGAAGGTCACTCCAGGAGGGCAGCCAATGAGGTTTCTCACTTCTAAAGTGCACTCTCCTCTGGATAGGATCTCTTCAATTAGTTGCTTGTGATGGCGGTACAGTGGATCAAGTGTTGCATTGAGTCTTATGACCACATTTTGGACAGCTGCCCTGATTTTTTTCGAGAGATCTCTGTCTACAGTGTATAGTTTCTTGGACTGATCACACTGGAGAGAATATATTCCTTTAAGATTCCTGTTAGGAAGGCATTCATTTTCTACTAAGTTCCGGATGAAGTATTCTACTATTAACAACTTCAAAGAGAATGAAGGGTTACATAATATTCCAAATCGTCTTGGTATCGGGAAAGATATCCATTCTGTTGTTTCTGCATCTGTTTCTGATAATCCTTGGAATTCTATTAAATCTGAAAGATCAGGCTCAGTCCGCTGATTATATGTTGCTTCAATGAGATCTATCTCATCTTGGTCAGATATTAGATTGCTGAATTCAACTTCCGCTGCAGGTCTCACATCCAAGCTGTTCATCAGTGCCTCAAAGTCAAAGAGTTCCACCTTCTCTTTCTCAACAAGCATGTTCATATATACACACTCCTGCCCTAATTCCTCTCTGTATAGTTGTTCAGCGACATATAGCATATTTAAGTTGAGCTGATTGAGTGACTCCTCATCTGGTATGGAAATGTCGACTGGTATCATTTTGAAGTCTGTTATCCTCTTTCCCTTAGGGTAAGCAATTTGTGAAAGCTCTAGATTTTTCGAAACACTGATAGTGTGGACGCTAACCATTGCTGAGCTTACAAGATTCTCAGATGAGATCAATGCTTCATGAGACAGCTTGTATGTCTGTATGTGTAGTGGCATGAACATCTCAGAATGAGGAGGATAAACAACAAGCCTGTTGAATGAAGGGGCTTCTTGTTGATCAGAGTAGATAACTCTCGTGCATCTGAATGAAGGTTGTGTTATCTCATCCATCTTGGCCTCTATTGCATCCATTTTTGATAGGAGACTCAACCCTCTGACAGAGAAAGGATCTCTTGTCATGTCGAATCTCGGTAAATTTCTCATCAGATGTAATAGGAAATCCTCATCTGTGCTACTAGAGTTGATATAATCCACTCTCTGATAGTAACTAACTGCTAGGGATAGATATTCTCCCCTTTGAGATTGACTTCTTCTTATAACTATTGTCTGAACAGGTTTCCTTTCAGCCACACAATCCTCTATCTGATGATAGTAGGTTAACTCGTACTGTGGATGTCTTATCATCATTGGATGTGATGGATTTTTGAATGTCTCTCTAGCAAATCTTGAGTATGTTTCTCCACTAGCAGAAGAGTATGTAAAAAATGGAGACATTAACAGGATCTTGTTTGTTGTTGGATATGCTATGATACTTCTATAGTTTTGTTTTGCTCTGCTGCCAGCTATGTTGCTAATTGTAAGTTTCTCTTGAAGTGCCAAGAAGTCTGCTAGATAGTCCTCTTTAGCTTTAAATGTGTCCCTTGTTTTGAATCTCAGTGTTGACTCAGTTTCTAAATACACTAGAGCTATATCTTCATTCTTGGCTTTGTAAGTCGGTATTATTCCTAACTGCAAGCACTTATCGCTGGGTAGGCCCGTAACATCAGCTCTGATTCTCCATTGTCTGCACATCCTGAGGTAATTCATGTTGGC